ATTGCCTGTGTCAATGCTAATAGGTGCATGGTATTTATTTCCACCAGCAGCTAAATTAACAGGTGCTCCACCACCCATATTAGGCATTACAAGATTTTCGCCTACGCCAAGTTTGTGCGGTTTCATTAATTCTGCGGCAATAGGTTGCAAATATTGATTACCAGCAGCATATTTCATAGCTTCGCCACGAGTAGCAGGATTAGACATTAATTCTTGGAATTTAGTATATGCTTCACCTTTTTGTTGACGCAATGCAGCAGCTAATTCTTGCTGTTTAGTGTCTAAATTAGCATTAGTCAAACCACCAATAGCAGCATTAATCATTGGCAATGCTTGCTGTAGTCCTGACGGCTTAACATAACGACCACTAATAACTTGACCTTGTGGCTGGTTAAAAGCCTGTCCTGTTAGCAAATTAGCTAATGCTCTTTGACGCTGTAAACCCAATACTTCAGGGTCTGTGCTTAATAATTGTTGTTCAGTTAAGTCTGCCATGATTATCCCTGCTTTAATAATTGAGCCAATGAAGCTAAGTCTGAGTTGCTTCTAATAGGTTGTTGTGCTGTTTGTAAAAATGGGTTTTGGTTGCCACGCAATAATGCTGGTATAGCACTTCCTACGCCTGTTTGTCCTACAACTAAATTTTGTGCAGCATTTGTTAATTTCGAACCAGCTTGACTTCCAAGAGTAGAAGTTAATGCTTTTGCTAATTTAGCGGCATTTTTTACATCATTAGCGGTGCTTAAAGCATCTTTAGCTTGTTGTAAATTTGCGGCATTATCAGCAGCAGAAATAGCCTGTTCTGTATTAAGTCCTGTATTACCCATTTCACCATAAGTTGGCCCCATACCGCCTTCAGGGACGCCTGTTACGCCTAATTCTTGGTATGTTGGCCCTTGTAATGGTGCATTAGTTCCTAAACCAATATCTGTTGGGGCTTGTGTAACACCAGTTGTATAACTAGCATTAGGTGAAATTGTAAATGACGAACTATCAGTAGGTGTAAAACCACTAGAATTTACTATATTAGTTGTGGTGTCTAATGCAGGAGCGGCTTCTATAGAAGGCGTAGATAAACCATAAAAAGCAGTTGGGTCAATAGCAAATGAAGCACCATCAACAGGTGTAAAACCTGTAGAACTTAAAGCCTCTCCTGTGGTTGATGCAGCATTGGCAGCTTCAGCGCCTGTAGCCAAATAATCAGCAGCGCCAGCACCTAATAATGCACCACCAATTAATTTTAATCCTGGCAACATATCTGTACCAAAATTAAATCCACCACCACCTGAAGCAGCATTGACGGCATTAGTTCTTGCTGCAACACCAGCATAATCGGAATAATTTTTATTAATACTTGAATTAATGTCGTTAGGGTTTAAACCAGACTTTAAAGCATCTCCTACAATGCTATTGATTTCTTGTTGCATTGGTGCATTTCTGTCTGCCGCACCATTACCAGCATTCCACCCCATTTCCTTACCTTTAAGAGAAAGGTAAGCATTGTAATAAGCATCTGGGTTTGTTTTTTTATATGCTTCTAAATGATTTAATACATCAGAAGTATCTCGATTTTGCGCCCAAGCACTAAAAGCCACATCACTAAGAAATGATGCCATTTTATTTGCATACTGTTTTGGGTCAGTATTTTTTAAATCAAAAAGCTCTTTTGCACTTTCTGGGTCATTTATTCCAACATATTCAAGATTAGGGTCACTTTTATAATCTTCTTTAGATAAATATGGGAAGTATTGAGTAACCCCTTCTTTATATTTATTGTAAACATCTTGAGCATTTTTTGGGGCTTGTCCCATCATAGCTTGCCAAGGATTAACACTTATATTTTCAAAATCTTTATACCAATTTCCTTCAGGGTCTTGATAAAAATGTACATTTACGTCATATTTTGCCCCTGGATTAACACCTAAACGAGCAGTCCAATTTTGGTCAATAGCAGACAGTTGTTTTTCAGGCTCAGAAAAAGGAACAACATAAGGAGTATCGTAAAAACTCATGATTAATAAAGATTAGAATATTCCAAGGTTGCCATAAAGATTATTTAAATAATCGGTATTAGACATAGAAGGGTCAAAAGCACCACTACTTGTAGCACCAATACTATTCATATAACCAGCAGAAGTAGATGGAGATGTTAGCCAGTTATAAGCACCGCTTAATCCGCTACCAATACTAGACAATGCGCCTGGGTTAGCAGCTAAACCTAAAATACCAGCAGAACCAAGTCCATATAAACCAGCAGTATTATTTGTTTGCTGTCCTAATCTTGCGTTGTTTGCGGCAATTTCTGCGGCAGTTTGACTGCCTACTGCACCCATGTAATCAGGGCCAGCAACAGCAGCTTGAGTAGGCGCATTAATAAGGTTAGGGGTTGTCAATGCTTTAATTTGACCTGCTTGTGTGCCTTGTAATTGTTGTGCTTGCAAGCCAGTATTCATGCCTTGAATTTGTGCGCTTGTTAGTAGGTCATTTTGACCTTGGTTAAATGTACGCATTGCGTTGTCATACGCTTGAGTGCCAGGCACAATACCTTGGTTTGCCAACTGAGCGTCTTGCATTTCTTTAGACTGAGCCATTTGTGGCTGTAATCTACGCATAATAGCGTCAGAATAAGTTTCCCCTGGGTTAATACCATACATAGGGTTATTAATGCTTTGTTGCAAGCCAGCTAAAGACGAATTTACAAGTCCTTGAGTTTGGTTTGTGCCTGTTTGGTTAGCAGTCCATGTAGGGTTGCCATTAGCGTCTACACCTTGTTGGTATTGAAGACCGCCATAAAGAGTATTTTGGTTTACACGGTTTGCTTGCGTGGCAGTTTGTGCGCCAGCTAAATTACCCAATGCTTGAGCATTAGCAGCTTGCATATAAGGGTTAGTAGCCCCACCATAAGGATTTGGTGTATTAGCGTTTGCACCTTGCGAAAATGTTGAACCTGCACCCATTACTCTCTCCTATGCCCATTTACAATATTCTGGGCGCATTTCTAAAATGACCAAATCCCCATCGTCATGTGCGTCAGGAATAAAGGCAACATCTTTGAAACCAAGGTGTCGGTCTAGTTTTAGGGCTTTTTTGTTGCTCCCTGCAACTATGCCAATTATAACCTTTAATTTCAATGTGTTAAAAGGGTAATTAAACACTTCTTTTAAGAATTGTTTTGTTGCCCAATGTTGTCCTTCTGACCCTACATGAATCATGCAAGATTTACCAAAAAAACCACAATATACGACTACTGCTCTAATTTCATTATTTATTACTTGACCTATATAATGTGCATCTTCTGGGACTGGAATTTTATGTTTAATAGCCCAATCTTTAAGACTTTGTTGGTTAAGTAATATCAAACAACGCCTCCAGCCTCCATTACATAATCCGTAGAAGCCCAATGCAACTCAATTCCTCTACTAGCAGCATTAATATTTACAGAGCCTGTATAACCTATTCCTGTTACGCCTTGCCAAATTTTAGTGGTAATAAGTCCACCAGACCATATTGCGCTATCCCATTTGGAAGAGTCCCAAATGCCTTCTGTAAGCGTATTAGGGTTAAATGACACAGCTCCTAATTGAGATTGAGTGTCAAAATCCACGCTAATACCGCATAAAACGCTTGGTACACCGCCTGTAGACTGAAGAATAGGCCTTACCATGGTAAAACGCTTTAATTGCCCTGGAGTGTCAAAATAGCTATAGGCTTGTTGTGCAGTTGCAGTAATGTTATTGCCGTCATCAGAAGTTGCCGAATACAAAGTGCCTACAATTCCTTTGCCGCCAAAGTGCATGTCAGCGTCACCCGACACTTCCCAACAATAAGCCTCAATACCTGTAAACCTAGCCCAAGACTTAGTAATGGTGTGCATTACATATTGTTCCATGCCATTAGTAACAGGAATACTAAGAATAAGCATATTTTCAGAAGCAAAATAGTTAATTTGCCAACCAAAATTAGCATAATAATTAGTTGCAGCTTGACTAATAGGGTAGTAAATCTTGTCAGTAAGGTTTACTCTAGGGTCTAGGCGGCTAGACTGCAATGCAGAAGCAAGTGGTACTAAACCGTCTTGAGTTAATAATAATAAATCGCCAGCCCATTTAAAGAAACACCTACGGCTAAAGGTTTGACCTAATTGCCATACTCCTTTTAATGCCCAAGTCGTAGCACTAGAAGGGTCAGTACCGTTATAAACAATGACTTCACCCATACTAGTTACAAATACAGCGTAGTCGTCAGCACCTTGTCCAGCGTCAAGAGTCCAAGTACCCATAGCTTGTAAATAGCCTGAGTTACGAGCAATACTGCCAAAATAAAGCGGAGAAGCAGCGCCACCAATAGAGTCTACTGGTAAGTAATAGCAATTTAAACTGTCTTTTTGCGTGAAATATAAGCGGTTTTTAAATAGGTTTACACCAATAAATGTATTTGAATTTACGCCAGTTATACCTATAGTGGTATAAGTTCCTACTACAGTAGCATTGAGGGCAGGCGTTGAAGCCATTGTGTAAGTAAAGGTTGTTGCACCTGTTACTGTAATGACATAAGTGCCGTTATATTCGCTAGAGCTTGCACCTGAAATAGTTACTCTATTATTTGTTACTAAACCATGTGCAGTTGCGGTAGTAAGCGTGGCTACAGCGCCCACATGGGTAATTGTGCTAATTGTGGCGGCAGTTGTAGTTGTAGCTACATAAAACCATGCGCTACCGTCATAAATCATGACAGGGTCTACACCATTACAGGCTACTAAAAACTTGCCTGCGGTATTAGTCATATTGACTGCTTGCAATTTATCGCTAGAAATACCAGTAAATGCCACAGTAGCAGGGTTAGCTTTAGTTTCCCAAATGCTTGTGCCTGCTGCGCCAAATAGCTTATAGCTACTGGTTTGAGTGTAATTCATTAAAGTATTTATGGGGGTAGTAGCTTGGTTTAGGTATGTACCAACTACAGTAGCATTGCCCCCAGGTGCAGTTACTAAACTGTAAGTAAACGCTGTAGTGCTAGTAACAGTAATTTTGAATACACCGCTATATGCCGCAGGGGTAGTCCCCGAAATAGACACATAAGCGCCAGTTGTTAAACCATGTGCTGAAGTTGTAGTTAAAGTAGCTATTAAATTTACATAAGTAATGCTACTAATGGTTTTAACGCCAGTAGAAGTAGTTAATATTGAAACTACGCTGTAGCCCTTACGCATAGTGACATCAGTAGGCGTGGGATACCAATTTACTAATTGCACAGCGTCAGTAGGACTCATATTAGCAAGGGAGTCCCTACCATTCCAACCGCCTATAGGCGCTGGTACAGAGGCTGTTTTAGCAGTATTTTGTTTTGGGCGCTGTAATAGCATTATGAACCATAGCCTGTATCAGGAATATTAGCGTAACCAATAAGCACTTTGCTTGGGTATGGCGCAAAACTAAGGTTAGGCGCACCTTTGTCATTAGCTTTAGCAATGGTTAATACACGCTGGTAGTCTTGAGAAACAACGGTAGTGTCAAAGCCTTTAATGCCCCAATATTTCATTTTGGTAAACAAAACCATAAGGCGGTCATCAAAAACAGTAGTGTCTGAGTCGGCAGTAAAGCTATTTTTAACTGTGCCATCTGCTGCTCTTGCCCAGCCTTTACTTCTGTATTCCCAGCCTAAATACTCATTAGTATTCATTACAGGCCAAATTTGGAA